ATTCCTTCGACAACAACAGTCTCTGTCCGTTGCATCGAAAAAGGATTTGCACAAGCTGTGATTCTAGCCGACATATTTAAAAAATCCCTCTATCCTGTTTTGCCACATTATGGAATCAACCCGTTCAATTACCGTCCCAGAATTTTCAAGCGCATGGATAAACCTGTTTTTGCCTAAATAGACCCCGATGTGCATCGGCCTGCCCCTGAGACGAATATTCACGATATCGAACTCGTTGGGGGCTTTGACTTCTTCCCACATCACTGCCAGTTGATCTGTTATTAAAGTTCCGATAACGTCTTTCTGGCCAGTGCTGGTGTAGTCTTCCAGATACAAAGGCAGATTGATATTCAGAGCTTCTTTATATAAAACGTAAGCCAACCCCCAACAATCCCAACCCTTTTTACTACGGCCTTTTTCTAAAAACGGAACCCTTGAATATTCTTTTAAATTAATCAAAATATCCCCGAAAAATTTGAAGGTAACATACTGGTTCCTGGGAAAGGTTCTTTATAGAAGTGGTCTAGGGATAACTGACCGTTGATTGTCAATGCGTCTGCGTCGATAGTATCAAATTTAAACCCGTCAAATTCAGCCTCAATAATATCCGGTGAAGACGCTAAAACCACCTGCATTTTAATTGTAGGGGAATCAGTCATTTGCCTGATTTCCCTCATTATCTGAAGATCGATGTTATCAATCACCAAACTGGCAGATGGAACACTATTTTCTGCATCATCTGGGAGAGTGATTTGCATTGGATAATAAACAAAATTATTACCGCTGCTAATCGTCCCGCGAACGGTTTCGCCCTCAAAATCAAAAGTGTCTGCGTTATCAGTACTCACACGGATCGGAACGGTTAAATTTACATGATCGATTGTGACCAACAGGACCGGCACTTCATCCGTATTTTGGGCATAAGCCGCTGCCCGGAAATTGGTGCTTACAGTTCTCATGGCAACATCTCCAAACCAAAAGAAACCAGATACCCCAAGCCTTCGGGGGTAATTTTGGGTGGGCCTTTAAATATCCAAGATTCAGTTACGCCAGTTCGTGGATGCGCCCAATCGAACGGCAAAGTCCCGGAGCCGAGCGTAACCACATAAAATGTTTCTAAGACGCCCACTTGCGTTCCTGTCATGTAAAAAGACACCTCATGCGGTTTAACCCCTGCGGAAGTTCTACGCCGAGTCTTGGATGGCCCTACGTCCATGCTGGTTCGAATACTGGTATCTGCAAAAGTTTCTGAAAAACCATTATGTAAAGGCTTCTGTGGTAGTGAAGTATGCCAAGTCGTCATGTGTTATCTCCCTACCGTTTGAGGCCGCAAGCCCCGTTGATTTAAAACCTGAGATAGCTTCCCTCTATTGCCGGAAACCATGCTGCCCAAAGCTTCATCGATCATTACAATAATGTCCTTACCCCCTGAAGCATTGGGGGTTTCAGCCACCTCCACTTTTGAAGAGGTATTGTTTTGAACCACAACGCTCACCGCTACGGAAGAACCCCCCATGGCGCTCATTTGGCCTTCGGTGAAAACCCCTTCACCTTCTTGAAGAATCGCTGGATATTCGTCTGGCATTAGCCCGTCATGAAACCGCGGGGCGTTATTGAAAACTGAAGGATTTATACCAAACCTCGTAGAACCCTCGCCGGAACCGACCACACCCCCGCTATGAAAACCAACATACCCGCTTGAACTGCCCCCGCTAAATAATCCTGATACCGAACTCCAAAGGCTACTCAATAACCCGCCACCGGAGGAACTGGATGTACCAAACAGAGAAGTATAAAGAGGTTGGATCACTTTCATTTGGATGATCATCTGAGTTATCATTTTACCGAAAGATTTAAAAGTCTCAGAAAAAGTAAAATCAGCTTCCCAGAAAAAATCGTTGAGGTCTTTAGACATATTGCTGAAAGCCCCAGAGAAAGCTTCTCTCATCGCGTCTGCGTACTCCCTGTTCTTTTTCTGCGCCTTGACCAGCTTTTCGGCGGCGGCGATTGTTTTCTCAGTGTCTGTAACGCTGTCTCGCGTTGTTTTCTGGTAAACGATCTGGGCATTTTGATCGGCTTCTATGCCAGCCTCTTTGGCCTTTGTGAGGGCCTCGATGTGAATTCTTAACTCGTCAGTTATATGCACCCCGGAAGTACGTATTTTTTCTAAAGCTGTTTCGGCCTTCTCGCTGTCCTTCACTATCTCGGACTGAACATCAGCCATGAACTCCAGCGTCTCTTTTACCCGCTTATTGGCTTCTTTTCTTCTTTCTGTTTCATATTTTAAAAGAGCTACGTTCGCTTCTACAGCGGCTTTTAACTGCTCAACTTCATCTCTTGTACTTTTGGAGGCCTTACCTTTAAGTTTTTCAATCTTATCTTCTAACTCAGCCCTACCCGCTACTATTTCAAGAAGTCTTTGTTCTGCTTCCGTGTCTACTGTTGAAGCTTCTTTACCTGTGTTCCTAACTGTTATATCGTCTAAGAGCTTTTGAGCGTTTTCCATCATCTTGAGCTGTTCTTCAAGAGGATCCGTGAGCTCCTTAATACGCTTTTTCTCCGCAGTGCTTCTTTTGTTAGCCTCTGATTCAGCTTTATCGGATATCTGCTTTTCAAGATTAGCTATTTCGGTCAAATAAGCTTTTTGAACTTCTGCGTTCTCCTTCCCCATCTTTTGCCATAACGAATATTTTTCTTTTAGAGATGAAAGCTCTTGCCCCGGCTCCTTAGAATATCTTTTTAAAATATCTGATTCATCCTCTAACATCTTAGCCTGAGTTTTCTGGTAATCAGTTAAAGACATAAAATGCCTGTCCAACGACAACCCGGCTTCGGAAATAGCTTTGTTAAGATTCCGAATATGGACCTCGCTTGTTCGAGCCCATGAATCCCCCGTTTCCCTTTCCTCATACTCTTGCCTCGCCGCACTGAAATCGGCCTTGGCATCAATAAGATGAGCCACGTATGCGTCTATATCGGAAGCAGACATACCGAAAAGGTCTTTTGCTGTTGACACAGTTGAAACAGCGAAATTAGCCGCGGACGTAAAAAACTCTATAACATCAGATGTTTTGGATGTAGCCCAAAAAACTACCTCGCCAAGCATATTAGCGAAATGTGTCAAACCTTTCTGAACACTCGGGTCGCTTAATATACCTGTGAATTTTTTAATAGAATCCGTAAGGGCATCCATGAACCCAGAAGCGGCCAACCTGTTTTTAAGCCCTTCAAATGACTCCGCCAATTTATTAACGGCTTTCACAGACTCGTCGATACCACCTTTAAAACTCTCGTCCAAGGCTCTTCTGAATTTGGGGAGGAAGTCATCAGAGAACACTTCACCGGCGCTTACTGCTTTATCGAAAGCCTCTACAGTCATGCCCATGGCTTTTGCGCCAAGCTGGAAAGCCCCAGGGATGTTATCACCCATCTGGCGCCGGATTTCTTCCATGCTGACTTTACCTTTTGACATCATCTGTTCAAGAGCAAGAAAAGTAAGACTTGTTCTCTCGTTCGATAAACCAAGAACCGCGCCCGCATTTGAAACAGATTTAAAAATAGCCTGGACTTCCTGCATAGGTATCTTGGAAGTCTGGGCGGCGGCGAGAAAACCTTTATAACCTTCACGTAAGGTATAAAAGTTCAGGCCCAATTCATCAGCGGTTTTTCTTAAAAACTGAAATTGGGTATTAGCGTTGGCAACTGAGCCGGTGATTTCTTTATAGGCATTCTCAGCCACCTTCGTTGACCGGCCAGCTTCCCATAAAGCTTCGGACATTTGCTTGATCGGATATATTACAGCGGCGGCAAGAACTGAAACGTTCAGAAGCCCGTTCCTAATTCCGTTTAACGAAGTAAGAAAAGATTTATGAGTGGTTTGGCTTCTATCGATGTTACTCGCCATTTTTTCAGCCTGCGTGGCAGTGTGGCCCATCTGAATAGCGAGGGCTTTCAGCTCATTTTTTGAGAGCCCGGCTGTTTTACCGATAGCCCTCAAAGACGCTTCGGCGGTTTGAGCGGCTTGATTGCGAAGCATCTTCTCATTAAGAGCTGAAAATTGCTGGCCGGTAAGCCCTACTTTTTGGGCCGCTTCTTGCATACCGACCGATATAGCGTTGGCTGTTGCTTTGAAATTTCCTTCTGGAGCTTTTGCACTTTGGGATAACCGAACGAGGGACTCAGATAAATCCTTCATCCCTCGTTCGGCTTTAGAGGGGTTTATTGCGTTATTGAGAGCGTTTGATACCTCAGTACCACCTTTTTTGGCAATGCTTCTTAAAGCCGTGATATCGCGTTCGAAGGCCGAAGTATCTCCGCGCACCGAAACATAAATCTGGCCGATCATCGACATCTAAACACCCCCGCAATCAAGACCGAGTACGTCCTCATAAAAAATTTCAGAAATACCAACCCCTATTAAGGGAGCTTCTCCGAAGTATTTCGACCCACAATAGAGCGACAATATTTTTCTCTCCATAGAATGCGCTTCTCTTCCTAAAGGGTATTCCCATATTTTCAATATTGTTATTTTCTGACGGTCCGACTTTAAAGGATATCTCTCTTTAGCTATCTGATTAGATATCCCTATTTTATAGACTGGCTCGCCAATACCTGAGTCGAAAACCCTTAGATAATAGAGAATGGCTGGTTTATTTGGATCGAACCCTATATTCGAGCACGAAGGGCATCCAGTACCCGCCCTATGATTAGCCGCAGAAACAAAAAATGGGCCGTGTTTTTCACAGATAACTTTTACCTTCGTATCCCATGACTTATAGACAGCTTCGCTATAATCATACCCCTTCCCGGCGTGTTTTATCTTCATTCTATCTACAAAAGTTTTAGCGAGCTTTTTGCTTCGCTCACGAGCCGCTTTCTTTAACAGCGGTGTGGTTTTTGCAAATTTGCATTTAGGACACCCCACCCCGCGCATACGGGTAGTAGGCGGTTGGTAAAATCCGCCATGCACAGGACAAACAATTTTTACTTTAACCCTGTTATTCTCATACTCCACAAACGAGTAATCATAATTATCTCCATGTTTTATCCTCGATTTCTCAACAAACTCTTCTTTGGTTAAACGTGTTTTTTGACCATGCTCGATAAGTTTCCTGTATTTAGGACCAGAACACTTTTGACAACCAACTCCTTGCATATGCCGATAAGGGGTCTGCTTAAACACCCCATGAACAGGACATACGATATCAACGTGAGAGTCGATGTTTTTATAATCAACCAACGAATAATCGTAGCCTCTCCCCTCATGGACAGATTTTGATTTTTCAAGAAATTTTTTAATCGCTTTTTCACGAACAGAATCAAAATAACAGGCGTTGCACCCGTAACCCCTCAAATGATTTGACGAAACCTGCCAAAACGGACCGTGTAACTTACAAACTATCTGAACCGCTTTATCCGCGCCGTCATAATCAACCATCGAGTAATCATAGATATCCCCATGAACCAGTCGGGCTTTTTCTATAAAAACATCTTTTCGTGGTTTCTTAAACGGTCGTATCATTTATTTATTTTCTTCCCTCTTGGCTTCATGCTGTTTAGCGATCATGTGTCTCCCCACCGCCACAACCTTCTCAAAACAATCCTGCCTATCTTCGATTTCGTACAGGTCCATAGCAGAATGGACAGCTATTTGATTCAACGCCATCACCCCGCCCATGCCGAGGATTACTTGGTCCTCGACTTTAAAATAAATAAATTCAGCATCTTCATTTTCTGGTAAAAACGGCGGAACGCACGCCACACAATCCGCCGCACTCCACCCAGTTCCTTTTATTTTTTTGCAGTTTTCACAGCTTGGTCTTCCTGAATCCCGGATTCTTTCAATCCGGGCAATAAGTTTTTTAGAGACGCTTCCTTATTGGCTTCTTCCTCTTCAACCATCTTTCCATGGTATTTAGCCACGAATTCAGCCAGATCCGGAACAACAGACAATAGCTTAACCTTACCAGCTTGACCAAATTTCAAAGGAACCGCGCCATCCTCATCTTCATAAAACCCGTCCCAACCAACGACCGCCTTCATAAAGAGATGTTCGTCAATCTTGTAATGCTCTGACAACATCTCCGGCTTCATGGAACCAGTATCATCCGCTGAATAAGTGGTCTTGAAAGAAGACATCAACAGCCCTTTTCTCTCACCCGGGGTCAGTAGACGGATTTTAATGGTTGCGTCCGTTTCAGGGGCGCCTTCCATTTCAGAAACCTTAATTTCACGTTCTTTACTTTTATAAATCTTTCCCAAAAACATTTTTTTTATTCTCCCGTTATACCCCGGTTATGAATGCCCACCTGGGAAAGTGCCGGGTACACTTCTTTTCCGTCATGACGGCCCAGGTGAGCAAAGCGTTAATTTCTGACCATTGCCCCACTCGCCTTCGCTGTGAAACTGATCGTACCCAGACCAGACGCATCCATACCGATATCAAAGCTTGTGATTCTGATAGTGCTCACAGGAGTCCCAGCTCCGGTTGTCAGTGACGGACTCCAATACCCCGCAGTTCTGTTGGGCCTCCAGTAATGAGTCGAGTCCCAATAAAAACGAAGATCCGTTAAATCAGTCCCTAAAACAAAAGCTTGTTCGAGAGCCCCTTGACCGGTGGTATCTGTGGGATAAAGATGGCCGTTAAATGAAACCGTTCCGCCTCGCTTTATTCCGTATTGAATCTTTTCCCAGTCATCTCCAAATTCGGTAGCGTCGAACTCTTCAATAGACCCGGGTTGAAACTGCCACGTACCCATGCCAATGATCTTGTTTGAGCCATTAGCTACTTTTCCATCTTTGCCTACAATTGCGTTTCCAGCCATTTTCCTTTCTCCTGTCTTGTTAAAAGCTTTTGGGTATTGAAATACGAATTAACCGGGTACCTAAGCGCCCAGAGTCAGGTTATCTCGTTGTCATACCCGCACAGCTTTTTAATCACTTTATAAAAAAACTCATCTATTTCTATTTTTGCCAAGTGGCCAACCTTTATTGAGGTGTCAACAAATATTTCAAAGCCAGCTTCTTTCGACTTATTACAGAAATAAATGTCTTCACCGACAGGCCTCTCCTTGTGCATAATACACTGAAACCAAGGGTAGTCCAGTTCATCAAAAACAGCCATTTTAATCAAGAGACACCCTGTCCCGGTTGCGTCAACCCCCACCAAATCACCCGAAAACATTTCTTTTTCCGGTATATACTGGTATTGACCAAGCTCACCACGATACATTATAGGAGAAAAAGGGAACCATCTACTATGAACTCTTGTACCACAGATATCTTTCCCGTGTGATAAAAGTTTAATCAAAGTGTCGGAAGGATATGTTTGGTCTGTGTCCATCATAATTAAATATTCGGCGCCTTCCTGCATGGCCTGCCTGACAAGACTGTTCCTTGCATCCGATATCGACGTTCCCCACTGACCATGCGGAAATTGAGGCTGTAACAGTAGGTATTCCCTGGGCTTCTGCATACATGAGAATGTAGTAAAAAAATCAACCGGTAAAATGTCATCCACCAACGGGAAACCTATTGCTATTTTTTTTAACCTGGCTCTTTTGCGCTGGACGTATTTTTTGAAATCAACTTTCTGATTCCCGTTTTCTCCATAGACTTCGACCAATAAGCCATCATGAGAAAAATCACCGCCGGTAATCACCGGGTTATTATGAATTATTTTTGCATCCCATGCTTTTACGTACCTGCCCAACTCCCTGGACCTGTCCCACAATTCATTTGACCCATAGCAGTGCTTATAACCAGTATGATGAAACTCTCCACCAAGAAGCGGAAGCATTTTTTTATGAGCCACCCAATGAGAACAAAGCTCACGTTTATCGCAATCCGCAAGCCCAACAACACCCCATCCATCCGGCAGAGTTTCCATGGCCGCCAACGCGTTTTCCAAAAACAAAGGCTCCGGTATCGTGTCGTCTGCCAAAAAACAAACGATAGGCCTCGTGGTTTTCTGGACCAGTTTATTGATCATTCTGGCGGGACCAATTCTATCAGGGTCAAATTCTGCTATGACCTCGGCATCCGGCGCAATCGCTCGCAAAGCTTTCAAACATTTTTGCGCTCCTTCTTCTCTGGTATATGGCAGAATTACAGAGACATCTTTTCCTGTATAAAGAGTCATCTAAACACCTTTGTTGTCTGCGTGCCTGATACAGTCATACCAAGAGCCTGCAAGGCACTGATTCCCGGTTTATATTCCTCACGTTCTGCATCATGCAAAACGATAGCTCCGCCTTTGTTTAGCTTTTGCCACGCTGACAAAAGGCATCTCACCCTCTGTCTTCCATCAACAAAAAACAAATCATATCCACCAAGATGAGTAAAAACTGGGGCAAAAACGTACTCTTCGTTTTGAGCTAACAACACTTCCACGTCTTGAAATCTTTCCGACATTTTTTTAAACCAAGAAGGATCGTGCTCAACAGACATAATAAACGCTCCTGGACTGTGAGTTCTCATTATATCAGTCGACTCCCCTGGCCCCCATTCGAATATTCTGGCCGGTTTAACCTGCTCCAAAACCTGAATAAGAGTTTCTTTATAGTTAAAAAAATCAGCCATCAGTTTTTAGAATACCTGCATTCATACGTTACAATAGCCCGGTAAAGCTCATTCTGAGCCCCATCCCTTACCATCTGTTGATTCGTTCTTTCCATAATGACCGTTGTGTAACCTGTGGCCGTGGGCCTCGCGTCATCATATAAATCGATTAGAGCGTTATACGCCGTCATCCTTTTCGCGTTGGTATCGGCATAAATATCAAATTGGATTGTGACGACTTCAAAACGCTCTCCGCCGAAATAATAATCGGGATAACCGGATACCAATAAGAAAGTAGCATAAGACAAAGCGTTGTTCTGCGGGGCCATTTCAATATGCAGGCCTCCAGGAAGCGCAGCCTTTAAAGTTGCGTCTCCGTTGTACTTTGAATATATGCCGGTTAGAATCTTATCCATCAGTCATCCAATCCAAAAGCCGAAGGTGGTTTGGTATACCCAGGCTCATTCATTTTTTCTGAAAGCTTCCGCTTCGCAAAATTGATATTCTTGTCGAGAGCTGGCTTCAGATACGGATGAGCCGGAGCCGGATGTGGACCGCCATGACCGTGCTCTACCAGCCATGATTGCATCGCCCCTCGGCCGCCGGCCTTCACAATATACCCGCCGCCTTCAAACTTACTTTTCTTGACCTTGATTGACTTTCTGAGGTTTCCGGTCACGTCGTCGAAAGCAACAGTCTGCTTAGCATCAGCCTTAATCTGGACGCAAATCTCCTTGCATTTCTCGTCAAGGTGTTCTTCAAGCGCCTGCAAAAACTCTCTTGCGTCTATCTCAACCTTGACTGTCATTACAAGACCTCCGCACAATGCAGGACCATATCGCCCGCTCTTTGATAGTCCTCAACACCTGTAATCCTGTACGTTTTCCCGCCATGAGTAACACGGCAGGAAGAATCTATCCTCACGTCTCGTCTTACTCGGAGTTTAAATTCAGTTTTCATTTCAAGTTTTCCAGCTTCAATCCGTTCAGTTCCCCTCAAAGGTATATATTCAGCCCTGCACGGCGCTCCTGATAAATCTGACCATGTTTCAACGGTTGCCCCCATGCCATCCTGTGCAGTTGTCACAGACTGAATTTTTATACTCTGATCAAGTTTTCCTGCTCGAACCATTTATCCCCCAAAATTAAAAAGGCGGTAAGGCCATAAAAGGTTCATGATATGACCAGGTATTTGGTCTACTGATTGATTGTTACCAACAATTATGCTCTCTCTGTGGGCATATGCGTCGGCGACCATGATCAGAATCGCAGCCTTGATTGGGTACGGGACATTTGCCTCTGCGCCGTATCCGCAAACAAACTGAATATAAATTGGGTTTGAAGGGTAAAGCGTTACTGTAGGCCAAAGCTTTTCATACCCCAGAACAACCCGGCCCGGATCTGAATCAATATCGACAATGTAATCGCTCGATGAAAATGTGTATTCAACACCATCAGAACCTTTATATTTAACGCTCGTTACAGACTGCAAGTTCCCAAACGGCAGTGGAAAATACGCCACGGGCCATTCACCGCCGAAAGCCTTCCAGGTCTGTGCCAACAACTTTCGGTTAGTAATATTCTCGGCTTGAGCGGTTGCGGACTGGATAAGACTTTCAAGATAAAAATCGTCATCTGTATTATCCCAGGCAATATTGAGTTGCATCTTAGCAAGACCAATATCAACCACTGATCCGGTCGGGGCCGTCACTAAAGTGGTTATCATCTCACATACCCAAAAAAGTTAAGCATTTAAAAAATACCCCCCAGCGACAACCGGGCGCCAAAGCACCGTTATGTCCGCAATCTTTCCGGCCCCCGCAGTGGCACCGGATATCATTAACTGAATCTTCTTCGTTGCCGCCGTCACAGACGGGCCGCGGTATATGCTGTAAAAGTTTCCGGTTAAATTAGCCTTGGCTCCGGCAGTACCGGATAAAAGAACGATGGGGGCCACATCGTCTGTCTGAACTGATATGCCCGTAAAAGTGGCTACTGCTGAAAGATCATCCGGAATATGCACCGTAACGGCGTCTATAAATAACGCCTGCGCCGTAGCGGTCATAACATCGTAGGTATCCGCGGCCTGATTCAAAGAAATCTGTTTGTAATTTACTGAAGCCCCGTCCATTCCGCTTTTCGGAACCCAGGCATACCCATTGAAGATAAACATGTAACCGGTGTCAGATTCGAACATTGTCGAACCCACCGGTGCGTCCGTGGGCTTTGTATCCGTGGATAAGCCCATGAACCTTTTTACTGTTGTGAGTAACGATAAAACCACTCGACCTCCTTTTTTCGGTCAGGCAGGGAGTATTTCATCCCCGCCATGATTAAAAACTATACTGCTTCGATATAGGCCCCGTCTTCCAGAGGAACATACCAAATGCTGAATTTATACGCGCCAGTATTGTCCGCCGCAGTGTTCAGTCCTATGATGCCAGGGGCAACCACGATACCGTTGCCCATCATGACCCCTGCCCCGGCATTGCCTTTGACCGCAGCGGTAGCGAGCACACCAGTGATGGTGAGCAACCCGCCCACTTCGTGAGCCGTGTTATCCACAACCCCGCACAAATCTACAGCGGAACCGACTGTGGGCGTGGATACGTATTTGGTATTGTTAGCCTGGGTCTGAACAAGAGTTGTTACCTCCCCGATCAGACCTGTGATCAGGCAATTTCC